TAGTAAACGGGCTGATGGTTCTAGCATTACAGGAATCTTTGCTGGCATCTGCTACCAACATGATGAGGACTACTTAACTCCGCAGACGAATGGAAGCTGGTCAGGAGTTTGGATGTTAAACGAAGTCAACAATGGTAGCTTTGATGAGATGCCGATCAGTTTGAATTATTTGAGGAAAAAATATGNAAGTANAAAAAATACTAGATGAAAGAGAAAAGACTTACGGACAGTATCACATGGTTAGTAAGATCAGTCAGGATGTAAAGAAAGTAATTAGGAACTCACCTAACTATCCTCTTATGCCTGACTACATGAAGGAATCATTAGACCTGATTGCTAATAAGTTAGCTAGAATACTTAATGGTGATCCGCTATATGATGACTCATGGCGTGACATCTCTGGGTACTGTACTCTAGTACTGATGGAGATAGAAGATATGGAGAATCGAGTTGAACCTGACGCTTGTTGAATTAAAAGAAAAGCTCATGCAGTTCGATGAGTTGGATCTAATAGAACTATTAGACCTGACATCAGAAGATATACTTGATCGCTTTGAAGATGTTGTTGAAGATAAATATGAAATGTTACGAAAGGAAATTTAGTGGATTTTTACCAAGAATATATTGCTAAGAGTAGGTATTGTAGATTCATACAGGATGAAGGACGTAGAGAGAACTGGTATGAAACAGTAGATAGATACATGGACTTTATGAAGAATAATCTGGAGTCTAAACATAACTACATATTGCCTGTTGAGACGGACTCAGAGCTTCGTGAAGCGATTAAAAATTTAGAAGTAGTGCCGTCTATGCGCTCTGTTATGTCAGCCGGTAAAGCTCTTGATAGGGACAATACGGCAGGGTACAACTGCAGCTATTTACCTGTCGATGATCCTAAAGCATTCGATGAAGCAATGTACATCCTGTTGTGTGGTACTGGTGTAGGCTTTAGTGTTGAACATAAGTACGTTGACAAGCTGCCTGAGATACCAGAGAAACTATTTAAATCAGACACGACTATCGTTGTTGCTGACAGTAAAGAAGGTTGGGCTAAAGCGTTACGTCAAGTTATAGCACTACTGTATTCCGGTGAGATACCTAAGTGGGACTTACGAAAGGTTAGACCAGCAGGAGCTAGACTCAAGACCTTCGGTGGTAGAGCTAGTGGACCAGGACCGCTTAACGAGCTAATTGAATTTGTGATTAAGAAGTTTCAGGCTGCAGCAGGACGTAAACTAAACACACTAGAGTGCCACGACATCATGTGTAAGGTAGCTGAGGTTGTAGTAGTGGGTGGTGTTAGACGTTCAGCTATGATCTCACTGTCTGATCTAGAAGATGACAAGATGCGTCACGCTAAGACAGGACAATGGTGGGAAGCTAATCCTCAACGTGCGTTAGCTAATAACTCTGCCGTGTACGCTACTAAGCCTGACGTTGGACAGTTCATGAACGAGTGGACCAGCTTGTATCATAGTCATTCAGGTGAGCGAGGTATCTTCAATCGAGAAGCTGCTGTCAACCAGGCTAAGAAGAATGGACGTAGAGATATAAACCATGAGTTTGGTACTAACCCATGCTCAGAGATTATCCTTAGACCATACCAGTTCTGTAATCTATCTGAGGTAGTAGTCAGAGAAGGTGATAGTATCTATGATCTAGAACGTAAGGTCAGACTGGCTACAATTCTCGGTACACTACAATCTACTTTGACACACTTCCCGTACCTCAGAAAGATATGGCAACGCAACACTGAGGAAGAGAGATTACTGGGTGTATCACTGACTGGTATACTGGACAACAAACTATTAGGAGATACTGTTGAACAGACTAGAACACTTCTTGAACGACTCAAAGACGTATCAGTTGATACTAACTTACAGCTATCCACTGACCTCAATATTCCTTGTTCTACTGCCATCACTTGTGTTAAACCTTCTGGCACTGTTAGTCAGCTTGTTGATTCTGCCAGTGGTATTCATCCTCGACATAGTAAGTATTATGTACGCAGGGTTAGGGGCGATAAGAAAGATCCTCTTACATCGTTCATGATCGAGCAAGGGATACCATCAGAAGATTGTGTCATGCGTCCTGACTCTACTGCTGTCTTCAGCTTTCCTAAGAAAGCACCACACAATGCACTACTGCGTGAGGACTTNACAGCNACTCAGCACTTAGACTTATGGATGATGTATCAGAANCATTGGTGTGAACACAAGCCATCAGTTACCATCTCAGTNGAGGAGGACGAGTGGGTAGAGGTAGGGGCTTGGTGCTGGAAGAACTTCGATGATATCAGTGGTGTAAGTTTCTTACCATATGATGGTGGAACCTATCGCCAGGCTCCATACGAAGAGTGCAGCGAGGAAGAGTACTTGGAACTGCTTCATAAGATGCCTGAGAGTATTGATTGGGATAGTCTCATAGAGGTAGATGACAATGTAGAAGGGACACAAACACTGGCTTGTACAGCAGGGGTGTGTGAAATCTAATCTTTCTTACTATTAATGAGATCAAACAAGGCGCGGACTTTCTCTTCTAACACTGAGATTCTTGCGCCTATCTCAGCCTTCCAAGTGATAGCTAAGAACACTACGATAAGGAGACCTGATATGATCTCCCAGAAGTTTATAATAAACTGTTCCATTTAACCGACTATCCATTCAGAAGTACTTGTGTTTACTGGTTTCTTTTTTCTTTCGTTTACTAATTTATTAAACTCACTTACATCATCAGCAAGTTTTTCTGACCCTACTGCCTTATGGTAGTCAGCCCACCATTCCCCAAAAGTTTTACTTGGTTTGTCTCCAGCTATTTCAGAAAAGTTTTTTTTCGGAGCCATACGACCATCACCTAAAAAAAGCATCTTCTGTTGTTCTAAATCTAAGGTAGCAGGATCAAAGTTATCCGGTAAATTCTTCAACCAATTAGGTTGATCCATTCCTTTTGATTTTAAAAATTCTTTTAATCTGTTTCTAGCTGTTACAGCAGCGCCTGATCCTACGCCCAACGGGTTGTCTGTTGCTCTTTGTTCAAATTGAAAAGCTCCTCGACCTGGACCAACAGGCTGTAATTTCCCATTAACTTCACTCAGTTGAATAGCGTTAGGAATTATTTTACTTTTAGTTCTACTACTTTCCCATCTCATGATACTATCCATTAACTCTTCTAGTCTTTCTGGAGAAACTTTTTTATCTTTACTAACCGCATTTAGAATATCATTGTAATCAGCCATTGTGTTACCTGTTGTTGATAAGAGCGTCAAAATAATTATCAATTTCCTCATCAGTCATGTCCTCAAAACTAGGTTCTGTCTGTTCGGCTAATGCTCCTAAATCTACTTCTAAAGGCTGCATAGCTACTTGAGGCACGTTAGGTTGTGTTAACTGAAAAGGCACACCTTCAAACAAACCACTAGGCATAGGAGGATCCATTGAGGTTTGAGTAGGTGTAAAGTCTGGGCGAGTAGGTACTGTCATATCTTCTCCATATAGTCCTTTATACCGACCCATTAAATCTGCAATAGTTGTGTCTAGTGTCGGTGTCTCAGGCATAGGCATAGGAGGGACAAAACTTCCTTCCGGTTGTCGTACTGGAGGAGGAAGCTGTCTAGGTCTTAGGTCAGAAGATACACGTTGAGGAACTGTTAGTGTTTCTTGTACATCTAAGCTAGGAGATAAAGGTAAATTAGGCATGACAGGAATTATGTCTTGTGTCATATTACCTCTAGCATCTGTTTGTTGTGTCGGATCAACCGCAGTCGGACGAGTGGGTGTAGAAGCTGAACGAGTAGGAACAGGAGGCATATTAAATAAAAAGCCAGCGCCAGGGTCTATATAATTTTTTCGACCAACGTCATAAGTAAACTTATAAGTTTTTTCACCAGGGCTAACCATAGCTTTCTTTATACTTCGTTCTTCAATAGGAGCAGGGGTTTGTCTAGTTTCTGCTACGTCACTACCACCTGCGCCAATTCTTTTTAATCTTTCTAGTATACTAGCCATCAGTCCTCACCTTTTATAAACTCTTTTATTCTTCTGTCATTTTCTTTTTCAAGACCACCGCCAAACCACATATAATAAAGTTTACCTGCAATCGGTAATTCTTTATAGACTTCTTCATCAACTTCGCCTTCTTCAATCGTGTCAAAAACAGATCGACCTATATTATCTATTGTTGATAAAGCAGGAACTAAATAGTTACCAAGACCTAATGCTCGATCTACTTGTCCTTCTTTTAATTTCTCAACCATGTATTCTGATGCGCCATACAGTTTCAATATATTATTAAAATAACGATCACTTACATCTTTATCTTGAAGATCAAAACCCCTACCTAACATTAAATCTTTAACAGTATCTGCGCCCATACCAGCGACAGGGACAGTTAATGCAAAAGATACAGCATTTTTCACTGCTTCTTTTTTATTTCCTTTTTTAAATTCACCTACAGTTCTTCTGTTTATGTTTGATATTTGTTTTAACATAAACGACTTTAACGCATACAGTACTTTACCGTTAGGCATTTTAAGATACTGTAATGGCATCTCGGACAAAGAGATAGGCTGTGTCTTAGCTAACTCATTCCATAAAAATAATTTTACATTGTCAGTAATACGTCCGTTTTGTAAGTCACCAACCAGTGCGGTGAACTCATCACCAAAACTTTTACCTACATTGTCTTTAAGTTTTGCAACACCTTTAGGAGTTCTAACTAACTTTTCTGCTTTTCTTAAAGAACTGTTAATAAGAACATTCTTACCATACTTATCCATAGTCCTAAAACCAGAAGCAGTAAAAAACTTGTGAAGAGTTTTAGCCATTACTTGTTCATTAGTAAATTCTTCTGCTAATACTTGATCTAGTCCTAAGTCCTGCATTGTGAGTCTTCTAGCGTCTTTACCAAACAATGATTTAATAGTGTTACCAAAACCATTGACCCAAACAGCAGTACCTAAATCTTGAGCCTGTGTTACAGCAGAAACAGGATTAGCAAGTTTAGTTAGGTAAGTAAAGTTACGCAGCTTTTGAATAGCATCGCTCGACCCTTGCTCACCAGTAGTAAACCTAATCTTAATTAATTCATTTAGAACATCTTCATCGTTTATATTAATCTTACCTGCTACTTCATCAGCAATTAAACGACCAACTGATTGATCGATGTTTAAAACCTCACCTTCTTCTATTGCACTCTTACCAAAGAATTTTCTTTTTTCAATATTGTTTGTACCAGATCGAATGTAATTAGTTAAACTTTCTATAGGATCATCATAAAAATCTAACTGATCGTCAGATAATTTTTCAATTGTTCGTTTCTTTGTGGCTCCTAATCCTAGACTAGAAGGACTGTAACCTCCTCTTGCAACGTTATTAAGTACTTTGTCTTTCTCAACTTTTGATAATTGCTCAACAGTTATTTTTAATTGTTTAGCTCTATCTGCTAATGCTTTTTCATAAAGACTTAATTTTTCAGTACCTAGTGATTTTAAGAGTCCGTCAAGATCGTTTACTTTTCTTGGAAAATAGTTAGGTAGTTCTTGTAAACTACTATAACCCGCTTCTTTCAGGTCAGAATACATACCATCTAATACATCTATAACTTCTTTAAAGTTTTGTTGACCTTCAGGAACTTTAGAAAGTATTTTAGCTGCGTCATCAAAGTCACCGTTTAACAAATATCTTTTAGTTAATCGTTGATCTTCAGGACTAAGAGCTTTAAAACTTTTCATAAAAGGCTCAACTTTTTTAGACCTTATCATAGAGTTTTCATGAAACTTTCTGTCAACATTTCTTAAACGTAATGCTATTGACGGAGCAACTTGTTCTATTCTGTCAGCAACAGGTTGCCATAAATCATGTAACAGCCCACTGTTAATTCTATTAGTTGTGTCAAGACCGTTATCCCCTAACTGTTTAGCTAATTTGACTTCATTAACAGTAGGAACTAAAGGAGTCTTGTTAGATAACGTGAATGTTTCAAGTATTTCTTCAGCGTTAAACCCTGTTTTGTTTTGAATAAACGCTGGAATAGCTGTTTCAGGTACTCCTTGATCTACAGCTTCAACAGCAGCTTCATTAATAATATCTGCTTTAGCGTCAGCAGCTTTTATATCAGGAAGTTTAGATATTTTCTTTTTGTTTTTTAATTTACTGTAAACATTTTTAGCTTGTCTACCAGCAAAGATTGTAGCTGTACCTCCAACTCCAGATAAACCTGCGACTGTGGCTGTTTGTTTAGGATCAACTTTACCCGTCTTCATGAACTGATCTAATACATCGTATTCAGCCCCCAGCAACGCAGATGTAGCAGCTACTGCCTTATAACTTTGACCAACAGGTATTAGTGTTGTAGGTGAAAAAATAGAACCGCCAAAGTTTCCTATCTTAGCCGACAAAGAATCTTGTTCATTAGCAGCTATAACATCAGCGTATTCTTTTTCAATCATAGCTTCTCTACGTTTGACTAAGAATTCTCTACGTTGTTCAGGTTCCATCTGCATAAACTCTTCACCATACGTTTCAGTAGGATTGAAGAATCTACCAGTAGGTATATAGCTTTCTAATACATCACCTAAATTACCTATATCTGTACGACCAGACGCAAAACCGTACTCTAATTTACGAAGCGTAGAAGGTTCTTCAGCTTTACCTGGAGTATATAACTCTTTAGCTTTAGCTATGACTTCTTCTTGTGTTGCTCCTTCTGGTCCTTGTATTTGTAATACTTTACCGTCAGGTGCTTGAACATTGTATACAGCCATTATAATAGTTTCCAGCTATCGTTAGAGGAAGTTGGAGTTTCTAAACCTGTGGGATTCCATTCCCAATCTTCAGTGCCAATAAAACTTTTTCCTTTACTGATTTTACCTTCGGCTTGCAGTTGTTGAAATGCTTGATCCATAGCTTTATTAAAGTCTTCTACGTTCTCCATATTTTTTGCTATGTTAGCTAATGTTATACCTGCGTTACCTGCGTCTGATTTACCTAAATTAGTTCTTTCTTGTAAAAACTTTATTGCTTGTGTTTGTTCAGGACCAGAAGCTGACTTTGCAGGTTTCTTTTCTGCTTGATAAATAGTATCGGGTATAATGTCACCTACATCTACAGGTTTTTTATCATCAGAAGTATAATAAACACCATAACCATCTTTACTTACTGGTCTACCATTTTTAGTTACATATCTCACAGGTGTTAATATATTTAATTTATCTAATGCTATTTGTTGAGTTGTTAAATCTCTAGCACGATCAGCAAAGTAAAGAGCTTCTTTAGCTAAACCAGCTTCTCCAAATTTAGTAGATAATGCAGATACTTTTGTAGGGTCAGTTAAATCACTAACATCAGCATCACCTAGTATTTGTCTAATTTTAATAGACTGAGCTAATCTAGGATCTTGCATTGGAGCGTCACCAAATAAAGCACCAAGACCTTTAGTTATGTTGAGACCAGATTGATAGAACTGTTGTGCTAAAGGACTAGACTGCATAGCCATACCTTGCTGCTCTGCTGCCTGTCTTCTTGCTATGTCCTGTTGTTGCTTTGCGTAAACAATTTCTTCAGCAGTAGGACCAAATAAAGATGCGATTGAATTAGCCATTATTAACCACCCCAAATAGGTATTGTATTTTGTTGAATTGTTGTTGTTCCTCCTACTGGTCTACTTTCAATAGGAGCAGGAGTTCTAGGATAAGCTCTATTTAACCAATCATCGTAGCGTTGTTGCTGGTAGTACTGCTGACCTAGACCAGCAATACCTTGACCCATGCCTGCTAACTGTGCAGCCCTAGCTTGTGCAGCTTGTGACTGTAAGTTAGCAGCAGCATTTTGACCACCTTGTAGAATTTGTCCAGCAACTCCACCAAACTCAGAAGTTTTAGCTCCTAATGCTGAACCAATCTGCATTGGGGATTGTGCTGTTTCTTCTAGTTGACCTGCTAAACCAAACTGAGTCTGGAACGGAGACAATGCAGCTTGCTGTAAACCATAACCAGTACCAAACAAACCAGCACCTTGAGTATACAGTCCAGCACCTGTTCCAATATTCTGCAACATACGCTGTCTAGCTGCCTCTTCAGGTGCTGTAGCTTGACCAAGCAAACCAATTCCTTGTAAGGCTTGAGCAGTTTTAAACTGTTGTCCTGCTTGTCCTGTTTGTATACCTTGACCGCCCAACTGTGCGCTAGTAAGTATGTTTTGAATCATACGTTGTCTAGCTGTTTCTTCGGCAGTAGGTTGTTGCTGCAAATAACCTAAACCAGAAGACGTTAAACCTAGTTGTTCTTGTCTACCTGCTTGACCTGTAGTTAAGGCTTGACTTCCTAATTGAGTGCCTAAACCAATGTCTTGTTGAAGTTCTTGTCTAGCTCTTTGTCTTGCTTCGGCTGCTAAACGAGCGTCCTGTTCTGCGTATGATTGACCCAACGCAAACAATTCTGGTTGCCCTTCAGCACCAACGCTAAGACCGCCACGACCTCTACCAAACACACCAGCAGCTAATCGTTGTTCTTGTCTACGTCTTGAAGGATCAAGCAGTGCTTGTTGCTCTTCATAGTAACTTTGAGCAGCAGCAGTAGGATCGTAGGAAGTAGGTGTTACCTGTCCTGCAAGCCCTTCTAATCTTTGTTGCTGTCTTGCTACATCAGAAGCAGCTTGAGTTGACATACCACCTAGTATATCTTCTCCTGCTCTTCCAACTCTTGATAAGTATTGTTGCTCTGCTGTAGTTAATTCAGGAGTAGTAGATGTAGGTGCTAATTGTTCTGCAAATCCTCTAAGTCTTGCTTGTTGTTCTAAGACATCTTCAGAAGGTGTTGCAGACAAATCAGTTGTTAAACCTCTACCCAGTCCTCTAACACTTTGTAAGTATTCCTGCTCACTTGCCGTTAATTCAGGTGTTGTTCCAGTAGGAATAAATTGACTACCAAGTCCAAATAATCCTTGACCTGCAGCTTCTAACTGAGGCTGTAAACCAGCAACTCTTTCAGCTTGTCCAAGACTAGAACCGTATATTCTACTTAGTTGATCTTGTAAAGCAGAAAGTTCAGGAGAAGCCTGGTAATCATAACCACTTAATCGACCACCAGTAAACTGTGGGGTAGCAGAACCAAACCGAGTAGTAATACCTACTGGTCTAAACCGCGCTTCTTCAGCAGCTATCCGAGCAGCTTCTACTTGAGCAGCAGCTTGTTGTCCCATTGCAGCAGCTTGCTTACTAGCTGCTCTGTTTCCCATGATACCGCCAATTACTTGACTACCTCCTACGACTACTGCGGTGGTTGGATCAGGCATCTCTAAACTCCTTCATATATTCTTCTAATTTTTCACCATACATTTTAGCTACATAATCTGCTACATCAGCAGCTACTTTGTAACCATGAACTAAACGAACTACCTCTAAAATTAAATCGTAATAAGCTGCTCTCCACATATAACTTTTAGATAGCTCTTCTTTATTATCTTCTAATTTATTTGCTCCTATCCACTTTAATACCATGTTCGACATCACAGGTAACAAAGCATAAGCATTGGTTCTAAAAAAAGGATTAGCTGGCATATTGACTAACACTTGATAAATAACTTTTTCTTTTTCTTTAGGATCAACTTCATCATTGTCTCTCCAATCATCTAGTCCTTGTATTACATCCCAGTAATCTAATAACCAATCTTGAGCTTCAAGAGGTAATTCTAAATTGTTAAAATGCACAGTTAAATTTTCAGTCATTTATGGTTTGGGATATTTAGTTTTAACAGCAAGACAAGCAGAAATATAAGCATCTATCTGTGCTTGATCGCCTTTAACAACACCGTCAATATAATCAGCCATTGACGGATACTCTGATGCTCTCTTTCTTGCATAGTCTTTAGCATCATGCTCAGCTTGTAGTCTGTCAATCTCTGCTTGTATCTCAGCATCAGTAGGTTGTGTAATACCAGGACTCTGCCAGTCTATAACTCCGTTATCAATACACCATACAGCGTCTGGAGCTAGTGAAGAAAGAGCATCAACTTTTGTAAAATCACTCATGTTTGTCACCAATTAAGTTGTAATATATCCTCTAACAAAAAAATAAATCGGCCAGGTTCCTGATCCTAAACTTCTTGTTAGCTTAATAGAAGCAGCATTTGATGGAGTAAAGATCACAGCACCTGTGTGTAAAGTAACACCTGCTCCACCATCGTTAGTAATACTATCTCCACCAAACTCAACAGTACTTCCGATAGCAGAACCACCGCCACTAGTTCCTGTATAGGACTGTAAGTAACCACCACCTACTTGTCCGCCTCCAATGGTATATCTAAAATAACCAAACACTGCAATACAGTTAGAAGGTAAGTTATATGTACCGCTAGCACTAACAGTAGCAGCAACTAATGTAGTAGCAGGGGCTGATCCAGCAGAAGATACCCAATCATTACCTGTAGATGTCAATACGTTACCACTAGTACCTGGTGCTATCATCTGGACAGCATTATTACCATTACCTAGAAGTACATAGTTAGCTGTCAATGTTGATCTACCTGTTCCTCCATTAGCAACAGACAAATCAGTACCTGACCAGTCACCATTATTAATGCTACTCTGAGTAGCTAGTGTACCTAAACCAAGATTAGTTCTAGCACCTGATGCAGTTGACGATCCTGTACCGCCATTAGCAACTGCTAAGTCAGTACCTGACCAGTTATCGTTATTGATAGAACTTAATGTAGCTAGTGATCCTAGTCCTAAACTTGTTCTTGCAGCAGATGCTGAAGTAGCTCCTGTACCTCCATTAGCTAATGGTAATGTACCTGTTACACCTCCGGACAAACTAACATTAGTAATAGTATTACTGCTACCGTTAATTGTTTTATTTGTTAACGTAGCTGTAGCTGCTCTTTCATTTGTAACAAAAGCAGTAGTTGCTACCTGAGTTGTGTTAGTACCTGCTGCTGCAGTTGTTGATGTTGGTGTGCCTGTCATTACAGGGCTTGACAAAGTTTTATTTGTTAGTGTTTCTGTACCTGTTAATGTAGCAAAGTCACCATCAGATAATGCAGTGTTAAACTGAGCAACAGTACCTGTTAATGTGTTATTAGACAGGTTAATTGTTTTATTAGTTAATGTAATTGTGTTAGCTCTTTCACCAAAAACATAAGCAGTTGTAGCTACCTGTGTTGTATTAGTTCCTACACTAGCAGTAGGTGCTGTAGGTGTACCAGTAAAAGCAGGACTATTACTATTAGCTTTAGATGCAACAGCAGAAGCAATAGCAATAAACTCATTGTCAATTTCTGAGCCTTTAATAATTTTACCTACGTCACCTGCACTTAAACTATCTTTAGCTGTAAAGTTGGTTGCTTTAGTATAATTGGACATTCTTTATTCCTTAAATAGTCTTTCCTGTTTTTACATACACATCAATTTTTTGTATTGATAGTGGATTCTGATTTATGTCTGCTTCAAAACCTAACTGCAAAATAGAACCTGAACCACCTAAGTTTGATCTAACTTCTTCTAAAGCTAAACCGCTTGAGTATTCAGACAAAGCATCTGCACTCTTTAAATAAATAGTTGCATTAGGTTCTTCACCTGAGTTTGTATCAGGAACATAATAAAAACCATCACCACTATCAAATTTAGTTGACTGAGGTAAGTCATATCCATTACTTGGATCAAACACAGATTTAAATGCTACTTGATAGTGAGTACCGTCTGTATCTGTAATAGTATTTGTAGTAGGTGTGCTGTCACTAAACGATTGACTACCTACTACAGTTACATTATTAACACCAAACTTGTTTACATTAAACTCATAAACAGAACCTGCAGATAATGTCTTACGAATATCTCTATAAGAAGAAATATAATCAAAACCATATTTAATAAACACGTTTTGACCTACACCACCAACAACAGTAAAGTTAGCTTTCTTTAATACTTTTAAAGATGTTGGATTACCTAAATCAAAATTATTAGTGTAGTACCTCATCTTATAAATAGTATCGTTGTCTAAGTAGCTAATATACTTACCTACATAACCCTCTTTACCTATTAATAAATCACCTGCATAAGTTGTATAAAAAGCAGTAGGTTCAATAGAATCCCAAATAGTTACACGACAAGCTCCGTTTTGTAATCTACCTCTTAGATCAAAACAAAATACATACTTAGATGTAGGTAATGTTAAAACGTAAAAAGCATCTTTTGGATAGTAAGCTGATTTAATTCTATCTTTGTTGGTTTCTGAATCTACAAATGCTACTAAGTCATCTCTAACATTAAATGAAATATTGTTTATAGGTGCTGATTTTTCCTGAATAACACGAGAAATACTTCTTAACCCTGTGTCAGACAAGAACATAACATCTGTACCTGTATTAATAATAGTGTCTCTAGCAATACAACCTACGTTAGCAATCAAATCTACTAACTCTAAACGTGTTACATCAATAGGGTTAGAATAAATAGCAATGTTTCTTTTACCAAATATAATTAAGAAACCGTTGTGTGCTGCTAGTCCTACTACTTGATCTCCGTTAGGAAACACATCAACTAATGACAAGTAACCTGAGTCACCAGTAGATAAATTAGTACCATCTAGTAATGCACTAAAGTAAACTGTTTGCTCGTCATTAACTACATTAGCCCACCATGTTCTACCGTATGCACCTAAAACTACATTAGGTTTAAAATCACTAGGAGAAGAAACATAGGGGGCAGGTACTGAGCCAGCGTCACTAAGTAAATTAAAACCGTAAACACCCGTGTGTGCATGACTAGCTCCTAGTTTGTGATAGACTAAAGGTAGATGACCTGTTTGTGCTAAATAAGCATGAGGACTAATATCTGGTCCTTCACCAAACACAATGCTAGAAGCTGACCAGTTGTTTCCTGTAATTGTATAAGCTGTTGTTCCTGTCCCTGCTGCATTAGATACTGTAGTGTCAACAGCAGTAGTTAATACACCACTATCTAAAGTAAGTAATAAATTATTACCTCCTGCTATAACTTGTTCTGTCTCTCCTAGCTCAAATAAAAACTCAATATCATTAGTGCCTAAATCAGAATTAGTAGAACTGTTTTGTTTAGTCCAGCCTTTTCTAGCACCAATACGTCCAAACTTATCTATGACGCAATTGTATGCTTCTAGTGCATAGCCTGATGATAAATCAACACTGCTTTCCTGAGTGTTAATACCAAGAAAACCTGGTGCTGATATGGTTGTTGTTTGTAATTGTTTAGCCATTAAACTTGATGCCAGACGTATTCATCACTATACCTGCCGTTTTCAATAGCTATGTGATCTGATAAAGATTGATCTGCTAGTGCTCTAGCTTCAGATGAAGATAAACCTGCGTCCTCTCCTCGTTCCGCTACAGCCATTGCATAAGCATATTTAATTACAGGTTCTGCAGGTACAGTAATTTCATCAGCGTCTGCTGACAAAGATAATTGTGGTTTATAAATGTTAAAGAACACATTATAAATACCATCAGGAATAGGAAAGATGTCAACTTGCGTGTCGTTGTTAACGTCTACACCATTAAAGTTGTAGTACGCTGGTGAGCCTTTTTGTGGTGTCTGATTAAGAAACAAATTGTTCATCTGACTAAAAGGCATATACTCTAAGAAAAAATTATCTTCACTGTTAATAACATCAATGACTTTAAACCTTTGTCCTGATCCTGTCATGACGTAGTTAAACAAGTCATTAGCAGTAGTTACCGTCAATGTCTCAGACAACGCATTCCATTGATATGAATCTTCTACAAATCTTTTAGCATCATTGACAAATTTACTAATAAGTTTAGAGTAAGACGTATCAGTAACAGCAGTTACTTCATCTTCTCTAAGTCGTATTAGTACATCATTGACTAAATTTAAGTAGTTCATTATTATGCTTTCTTTTTAGTTTTACGCATTGCACCACGCAAACATTTACCTGCTGCCTTACATTTTTTAGGATAAGGACAAGTAGGACAAGGCTTCATTTGTTCTTCTTTTTAGGTGCAGGTTTCTTTTTCTTTTTACCGTATCCGTACATATCTATCTCCTTTTAATTATGAAACTGTGTTGTTTGTGCTGATGTTAACTCTAATGTTGCTAGATAAGTTACAGAATTTGTAGTGCCTGTATTTTGTATTCTTATTTCATCATNCTCTTGCATTGCAACAGAAGCCTGACCATCTAATAAAATANAATCACCAACACCTAAGTTTTTACCTGCTACTATTAAATACTCTTCNTCTTCTGAAGAATCATACCAGTAGACTTTAGGTGTTTCGTTACCATCAAGACTAATGATATACTTAACTAACCAGTTTGCTGTGTTCTTAGCAGGAACTGTATATAATACCTGCTTAACATTAGCAGCAGGACTACTACTTGAGCTTAGTGTTTTTGCGACTGTTATGCTTCTTGCCATGAATTATTCTTTCGATTGATCCGATGAACCCATTCCATATCTCTTGTGGGCTAGGAAGTAACCACCCTAATACCAACAACAATAAGTACCACATCGGTACATTAGTATTATTTTGTATTAAGCTATCTACTTTAGATGTGTTAATGCTGGTGTCGTTTTCCTTCTGACTAACATTAACATTCTCACCTTCGATCTTGGTGTTGTCTTGTTGACCTACTACCTGCTGTGTGTTTTCTTTTCCTACCTGAGCATTAGCATTAACATTAGTACCAGATTTACCTGGCATTGCTGCTTTAATTAGTCCTAGTGAACTACAACCTTGTATGGTTATTATACCACATATTGACAATAAAGTCAAGTATTTTTTATAGCCGTCTAGCGATAGCATCTACTAACCAGCCTAGTGAAGCACCTAGTATAAGCAGTAAAGCACCAGCACCTTTCCACTTAGTAACGACATCAGACATACACTTAACG